TTAATTCATAGGACCCTTACTTGTGACACGATCCCAAAACCCTTTTTTATGAGCGCTTAACAGTGCTGTTGTGATCACAACAGCCAAAACGCAAAATTGGGGTTTTAATTTGATACCAATTAGCAAAAGAGAAGCGTCATAATGCTGATATACCAGCATTATGACGCTTCTCTTTTTATCTACCGACGTCGACTTATCACCCGCACGGTAGTTATACCATTAAGGGTAGCACTCTATAGATGCCATTTATAAGCTATTTCTGGAAAAGAGAGATTTTTAATTTACAAATCGTGGAAAGTCCCAAAACATTCTATAATTCGTTATTTCACGTCAATCGTTTATTTTAATTAACCATTATCTATTTTCAAAAGTTAGCCTCGTAATCAGAAACACTCGTTCGTATAATTATTTAAGGTGATATAACAGAATGTTACTGGGTGATCTTTTGATAAAAAATCTTTCGTTTTAATTTTAAAATAGAAATATCATTATGCCGAATTTAACATTTACTTTTAGAGTTATAATAGTTACAGTTTGAAGTTTTTCAGCTTTACAATTGGGAGGCTATCCATATGAACACACTGCCCTTAGATATTTCTAAGAAAGAGAAAAGATTGTTGGACCAGGAAACTGTCGGTTTAATTGAGTTTGTATGCAATGAAGCCATGTCAAATATTCAAAACGGTTGCTGGCGCTTTACATCATCAACATCATATGAAAAGGGATCTGAGCCTATAGGATATGATACCGACAGTCTAGAACGCTATTTTAATAATAAATCAGATTACCAAGTAGATCCGTTAGAAAATCACATTCTAAGTACAAAATTTCCAGATAACGTGTCATTTATAAGCTGCTTTTACATTGTCACAAAAAACGATTTAACCCAAGATGGACATTTATCCAACAAATTTATTCAAGATATAGACAGAACTGAAATAAAAAAACGAGGGTTTGTTCTAGTAAAGCATAACTACATAGGACCCTTTCTAAATGCACTCAATAACTGTGTTGCGCGAGAAAATTTAACTGGTGTTGGTTACTTTTATAGATATGTAAATTATCGCTCTCTAGATGATTATTGTAATCTAGCTATTCCGATTGAAAAGTTATTAGCTTCAAATAGAGACATCGATTTATCTGATATACCGTTAGATTTACCAGAATGTAACACAGATAATATTTACACTCAGAGCGTCAAAATGTCAGTGTTGAATAAGCCCAATTTTTTTGAACCTCAGCATGAAGGCAGAGTAGGAGTTAGCTTTGCAAAACCACAGACTACCAAAAATCATATTTCTCAAGTAACAGTTCCGCAAAAAGGCTCTGCATACTTGCAACTTAACGCACCTTCAGCTTCAGGATTTTTAGAGTTTTATAATAATTATGAAGAAATCAAAGAAATAACATTTGAATAAACAATAAAACCCCACGCCGGCCAATTAAGACTAGTGTGGACTTTTTTCTTATTTTATCTAAAATTACAACTTTTGTAGTTAAAAAGCAATTTTAACTATGTTTCCGTCGTTTATGGAGTACAATATGCTAATCATTCATTGATTCCACTGGCCAGTCCTAGGCGGGTAATACATAAAAAATCCCCCACGCCGAAGCGCAGGGGAAAAGTTGCAGAGTGATCAAGCTCCACAATGAATGAAACTCTATATCAAGTTATAGCCGACAATTATTATAGCACTATTTTGCTGCTTGTGAGGCGGATTCTGACGCTGTTTCAGTGTCAGAAGCTGCAGAACTATTCACTGCAGCGACTGTGGAATCTGGCCCTTGCACTTCATCAGCAACCTTATTAGCTGCTGCTTCGACTTGGCTTTCCTCTTTACTATCAACTGTTGGTGCCGGCACTGTTTGAACGTCAGTAATAACACCCAGCATACCAAGGATCGTTAATACAGTGTTGATAACAGCGACAATGGCTGACCAGTCACCAGTAAATTTAACACCAAACATGGCAAAGATTTGTTGAATCAAAACGATCAGTAACGAAATAATCCCAGCAATCAATTTTCCATTCAAGCTTCCGTCGGCATTCTTAAAACTAATTTTTTTCATTTCCTTTGGCTTCCTTTTCATATAGATGTTTAAATTCAATGTCATGACCATCTAACCGACCTTCTACCTTAATGACCCGGTTTTCAATAGCGTTCATTGCGTCAGCATTTTGCTGTCGTACTTTTAAGCTTTCATTGGTAAACCGGCTAAGACGCTTACCTAAATCATTAAGCGGAATACGAACTGTTTTATTTAAAATCCAATTAGCTAATACACAAATACTAGTGACAATGGCAACAATCGATCCCCATTCATCCCAACCTAATCCTAATAGTGTATGCAATTAACGCACCACCAATCGCTGACCAGGATAGATAGTGGTGTAAATTGTCTTACTGTTCTGGCTAACTAATGTAGTCATGCTCAGGCCGTTACGCTTTGCGATTACCCACCAACTGTCGCCAGACTTGACTGTGTAATACGTATGAGTTGCACCACTCTTTACGTATTCCAGCGTATTGCTTGCCGGGCCGGTTGCTAGATAACCATAACTATTAAATCGTGGCTGACGTACCCAGCGATAACCATTCTGAATGATAGCTTGGTCAGTTTTGACCGTAGTCCCAGCTGGCAAGATAGCAATCACACTTGATGCCGTTGACGTGCCAGTGCGCAGCTTAACCGCCGTCTTGAGCGTATAGTTTTTTGACTCCTTGACCCACTTGACCGAATTAGATGGCTTGGAAGTGTTTTTGTTGGCCTCCTGGTTGTTATCATCAACGGCATCTGGATCGGTTGGCTTGACCGTTGATTTCTGACCAGCTGTGTAGTAATCAGTATAAAGTTGACTGACGTCAAAGCCACCGTAGCTAATCCGGAAACGAGCTGCCCCGGACCATTGCCAGGCATTGTTATTCGTATACCACTTCTGACCAGACATGACATAGGGGTAACCAGCAACCCAACCTGTTTTGCCCTTGATGGTCATCTTGTTGTTAGCCCATGATCCAGACGTATAAATGTCGGCCCGATAACCAAACTTCTGAATCTCTTTCATGAAGGCAGCATTGTTGCGGTCGTTGGCCGCTTGTGACAAGATTCCTTGTTCCTCAGCCGATTCTACGTCCGTTGCCAATACTGCGCCCACTGGTAGTCTGGCCGCTTTGGCTGCCTGACCAGCAAAGTCAGCTTCGGCAATTGCTTGAGCCTTAGTTTTATAATGGGCAAAGTGATAGCCGTTGACGTATAAGCCAGCTGCTTGACCATTAGCGATATTGCTAGCAGCATAGCCATCTTTGAAGGTTGTGCCTTCACTAATCTTAACGGTGAGGGCCTTAACACCGAACTCGTTACGCATGGATGTGTACTCAGCGGTGCTCATGTAGCCGTTGTTATTCGACACATCGACCATGTCCATGCGAGCAGCCTGACTGGTAACATTGACCATTAAAAAGGCCATAAAAATGGCGCCCACCGTTAAGATGAGTGCCTTTAACTTGTGCTTATTCAATTGTCTACCTCCTATTTGTCATTCCTGATTGAACGGTCAAAAGCGTCCTAAAATACACTGGCCTAGTCGTTTTAACTTATTAATTTTCAATTCACCATCTCTTCAAAGTTCATCTTTCACTTAATACTTATGATGTTGGCAATTCATTCTTAAGAATGGATTGCAGCACACTCTGCGCCTCCGACATCGTAACATCGTCTAACTTCTTATCTGAAAAATCTGATTCAGTGGCAGTAACATTCGCATTCACATATGTGCCAGTTTCAGACTGATTAAATTGAGTGGATACCGATGAAATCTTGCCAGCAGTAAAACTCCACCCACCATTAACTGCAATTAGAGAGTCAATTACTGATGGAATCTTATCCACCGCACGTTTGGATAATTCTTTTTTGGTTAGATCATCGAACGTTTCATCTTTAGCTAAGTCCTTCGGATAAATAGTGACATTTGCCGTAATAGTTACTCGACCTTCTACTTCGCCACGAAGACCTGCAATTACAGAACTCGTGTTGCCAGCGCCATCAATATTATAAGAAATGCTAGTGTTTAATAGTTCCATTGTTATTCCCCTTTTCCATATGCTTTATCAAACTGTTCAAATACTAATGCGTATACTAAAGCTGTTTGCCCTTCCAGCTCGTATGGGTAATCCTCAAGTGCACGAAATAAAGCTTTCATTCGTGCAGAATATGAGCTAATTTCAATGCTTACTGGTTCTTCTAATAATTGGTCAAACTCTTTTTGAGCTTCGTCCATGGTGTACCCATCTTTAAGAATTAGCGTCTTTTTGTCTTGCTTATAGACAAATTCCCCATTTTCATCGGTTTTAAAAAAGTTCTTTTGCGTTGCTAATTGGTCAGCATTAAACTGCTTGTTCAGTTCCACAAGATGATTGATCAGCCATGTCCGCCCAAGAGAAGCTCGACCTTTAAGCTTGAACTCTGCTAAAGTGTTTCCAATTGTTACTAGTTGCCCATTTTTGAATGTTAATGCTTCTTTTCTTGCTGTCATAATCGACTATGCCTCTTTCGTTTGTTTGATTTTGTTTTCCAATACAGTTATGCGATCTCGATAGTTACGAATTAATGGAATAAGAGCCAATGCTACCCGGTCATACTGAATACCATTGACCTCCCCTTTATCATTGTACTCAACAAGTTCATTCAGACCAGCGTCATCCAGATCATCAGCAATCATTCCGAAATAAGTTTCCGGGTCTTTAGCATCAGGATTGCGAGTCTTTGCTAATACTTCTTCTTTGTCTTTCCAATGTGCAACTGGAACTTCTAGGAGTTTATCTCCCATCTCGGTTTCAAATGTTCGAACAATCTCAGTCTTATACTTAGCGGCGGAAGTTGACATAACTAATGCACCATCACCTGCCAAGTATGCATTTGCACCATGAGATGTTGTATGCGGAGTTTTTAGATAAATATAATTGGCATGCATAGTGATGTTAGAACCATTCATACCCGAACCTGCATGACCATTATCGCCAACTTTTATAAACGGTGAATAGCTTATGCCATCAGTGAATTCTTTACCACCAGATATAAAAACGCCTCGTTCTGCGCCACCAATCTTGGTTGGTTGCCATGCGCCGCTGCTTGCATGACCTCCAGAAATACCTGCAAACTTTTCTTCCCCAAGTGGTGAAGAAAATATATAACCATCATTAGCTCCGTTAGTAACCACAAAATAGTCACGTCCCCAGAAAGTTGCTCCACCCCAAGATGACCCTGCATTAGCGTTACTGATACGAACGTATGGAGTAGTCTGAGGTGAGAACAATGTTGGTTGGATCATTTGAATTTCACCGCCAGATATAAACACACGAGTATCCTTGTCTGCAACTGAAATGTACTTGTTATTAATGTTAATATCAATTGTATTATCAGTTGAATGGATACGTCCAGCCTGGAATTCAACATTACCGGTATTCAGATTAATCGATAAGTTACTACCTTTAATCGTACCGGTTGTTATATTGTTCGCATTCAAATTGATTACATTGATATGCGCAGCATTAATAGTACCTGCAGTGATTTTATCGGCACTTAGGTTCTCAATCATGGAATTCTTAATTACTGCATCATCAATATAGGTAGTAGCCGTAATATGCAGCTTGTTACCGTATATCTGGATTCCTTCAGTCGAGATATTAATTGCGTTAATAACCCCGGCCTTTTCAACACGAAGATTGATCCGGTCATTAGTTTGATTGATAGCAGAATATGCATGCTGAAGGTCTTCGCCAGTTGTAACATCAGGAACATAGGTAGCAGCAGTGGTTCCTTGGTTGAGCATTGGGCATATCATAGCAACATGGCCACCACCATGAACTTGGAATGCAAGGCAAACTGTTTCAGTTCCAGCCGGAGGAACAGCATTTTCAACTTTAATTAGTTCCATTCCACGGCTGGTTTTATACGTTTCCTTAAGCCCAATACGATTACCCTTAGTGTCGTAAAATTCAATAGTAATTACCGCAGCGAGGCCAACGGTATCGATATTCACATAAGCACTAGCCGACCAAGGAGTCGAGATATCTTGTCCAATAACAATTCTTCTAGAGTGCAAAGCATACCAGACACTATTGTCAGTCGTCGTTGGTTGATTGAAGCAAATACCTTGATACCCATTAACCCATGACCAAGCAAAATCTGATTTGTACCACATATCAGTAGTCGCACCAGTTGTAGTCCAAGATGGTCCGCTTAGATAGTCGTATTGGAACTGTGAGTTAGTCACAATATTTCTTGAACCAAAGGTATTGACCTGCCCTACAACAGAAGTTATCTGGTTACTTAATTGATCTACCTTGGACTGATAGGTACTGCCATCAACTTTTCCACTAACAGTCGTTTGGATGCTGTTAATAGTTTGAGAGATACTTGAAACTGCATCAACTGTTGCGTTGTCCAATGGATTGGTGGAATAGTCCGTAGCATTTGAACCTAGCTCTAATTTCATATTGGAGAATGTAATAGTAGCTGTCGAAGTCACATTATCTAAGCGGAGATAAGCACCTTGCTGTGAATAGCCATCTAACTTGATTGTTGCTACATAATGCTTCTTTGTGGTACCAACGGCCGCATTATTAAGGTAGCCCATCCAAGTCCCACCGTCTCCGCTAGCACTATTTTGGATTGTAAAGTTCGCAGAAGCCGTAGAAATGGCATCAAAACTTAGAGTTACTGTCGTTCCTTTTTCGAGTCTTCTGCTTAGTGCGTACATTAGTGTCGCCTGGTTAACCCCACCATTACCCGTCATAATGAATGGGTTATAGGTTTTCAATAACAGGTTAGTTCCCACAGCACTATCTATCACCTGTTGCTGAACAGTCAACAAAGTGCTATTAAATGCTGTAGCACTCGCTTGCAATTGACTAATATCATGCTTATTAGTGTTATTGTCGGTGCTCAGAGAATCAAAGCTAGCAGACAAAGACTTAGTGGATGCCTGGAGCGTACCAATATCGGTAGTGTGCTTACCCAAAGTATTGTTGACTGTCGTAAACTGTGCCTTAAACCCACTGGAATCGGCTTTCAAGTCGTTAATACTAGTAGCATGACCATCAACCGTATTTTTAACACTTGATAACGTTGCGTTAATTCCATCAGCGGTAATCTTAATCTGATTCTGCGTCCAGGCCTGGGTGGCATAACCGTTAAGGTCTTTCTGCTCAATTTTCTTGGAAATATCAAGTTGCATACCGTCCACAGTTTGTGAAAGCTTGGATAAAGCACTTACTGTTGCATTGTCTAAAGGACTTGTGGAGTAGTCAGTCATAACTGATCCTCGTTCAAGTTTAGGACCAGCAATGAGTAACGTGTTGGTATTGTCTTGGGTTCTTTCAATACGTGCATTTATTGGGCCATCAGCAGTTACAATCACGGTTCCTGTGAACCTTTGCCATGTGTCATTTAGGGAAACTGAGATTGCTCCAATGTTTGTGTTGGTTGAATCATTACTAACCCTAAAATAGATGTTCGACTTACCAGTTCCATTTTTGTATCTGGCATAAACAGAAAAAGTATAAGTTTCACCTTTTTTAGCTTGTATAGTCTGACCTAAACCGCCCCAATCAGTATCAGTGCCCATAACAGTTAAACCGTTAAACTTGTCGGTGGCTTTATAAGCATTTTTCCAACCATTCCACGCAGTTGGTTCTTCAAAATCACGAGTATCAGTGTACAAGTTAGTCCCGACAGCACTGTTTTGAACCTGTGTTTGAACGGTCATCATTGTGCTATTCAGTTCTATGGCAGTTTGCTGAAGTTGACTAATGTTATTCTTATTAGTCGTATTATCGGTTGTTAACGTATTGAACCCGGTAGTCAATTCTTTGGACGTAGCTTGCAAGGTACCAATATCTGTGGTTTGCTTGCCGAGAGTATTGTTAACGGTCGTAAACTGGCCCTTAAATGAACTAGAGTCAGCCTTTAAGTCGTTAATACTGGTTGTCTGACCATCTATCGTCTTTTTAACACTTGACATAGTTGCATTAATTCCATCAGCAGTAACTTTAATCTGGTTTTGTGTCCAGGTCTCAGTGGCATATCCATTAAGATCAGTCTTAGTCAGTTTGGTAGCTAGGCCGTTCTCTAACTCGGCGATAGTCATAGTCGAACCATCAGTTAAAGTTTTGTAACTCTGACTAACTGCTCCGGCAATTTGCTTGGCATCTTTAGAATCAGCGGCCGCAGAAGAAGCCTGTGCAACTGCGATACTAGCATCACTTTGAGCGCCAAGTGCCTTAGCTAATGCACTCTCTGCCTTTTGATCAACTTTTCCGAACTCCGAGGCTGTAGAGTTTGCTGTGGCAACTGCAGCACTAGCGTCACTTTGAGCACTTACAGCTTTGTCTAGTGCTTGATTAGCTAATGCATTTGTATCATCGTACTTGGCCGCAAGCTGGTCAGCTTTATCACTGGCCACTTTAGCTGCATCTGTACTAGCCTTAGCTTCCAGTTCCACTTGGTCAACTTTTGCTTTCACTTCTTCCCCAGTAGCGTCCGACACAGTAAGTACCCATTTACCAGTTCCATCTGCCTGACGCTCGTAAGTCCACAATTCAACTTTATTACCGTTCTGCTTGTACCAGATATCGTTAAATTTAGCTCCGTATGGCGGTTCAGTTGTATCTGTACCATAGATATAGTTACCCGAAGCACCTTGCCGTCCACCTAAGTCAGCAACATATTGTGATAGCTCGCCTCGCCAAGCATAGCTACTACTAGAGGTTGAGGTCTGATCTGCTTTAGAAACAGCAGACAAACTGCCATCAAACGTCATAGTATAACCATTATTAGGCACGTTGAACTTGTTGCCTTTAGTATCCTGTAGTGTTAGCCAATCGCCAGCTTCTATTGCAGGATTGCCAAACCAATTCAAACTGAAAGGGTAGAAGGTCAAGCTTTGTAACTGTTGCCATATTGATGCTAAACGATCCATTGTCATCAAATTGTTGGTGAGTTTAATCTGTGATCCTGACGTTGCCCCTACTTGAAGCGTGTTTGTAGTTTCGGTACTCTGACCTGTTGAATCCGTAGTAGTCGTTGTGACCTCACACTGAATACCGCCAATTTTGTATGGTGCTTCATTTTTTGTTAAGCCACCTTGTTCATATTGGCTCGGATCTAATGTATAATCTGGCTCTGTAATCGTGCGAATTGTTAATTTGCCGTCCCTATCAAACGTCGCAAATCCAGCATAAAATTGAGCAATCATGCCAATTGCATTTCGATACGTTTGACCGGTAATAGCACTCGGTAAGTTAACTTGTACAGGCAAACGACTAATGTCAGTTGTATTGAGTAACACGCCAGCCAAATTTGCAATTTCTGCAATCACACTGGTCATTTTCGCAGGGTAAGTTAACTTAGAAGTGTAGGTACCCTCCAATAGACACATCTGGTCATATGCCTTAATTGTTGTCTCATCGTTGTTTCGGTCCATTTGAATGTCATCTGATACGATAAAAAGACCAAGCGAGCTATACTCATAGCCATTAGATGTTTTTATACCAATCTTAGGCCATACCGTCATGCCGGGTTTAAGTCCTTCAATTAAGTGCGAAAACTTAATTGTCACGCTGTTTTCATAATTCGAGCCAATACCAAACGTATCTCCAGTATAGCCACCTGCGTCATATGAAATGGATGCAATATCTGTCGTTTTATAGTCAATCTTGTTAATTGTGACAACTGCATCCAACGTCCGTTCAGTTGCCTTCCATGCAGCGAGGGCTAAATCAGATTGCTTAATCATTAATTTTCACCCGCCTACTGTTCAATGAAATCCATTGAAACATTTTGCCAAATATAATCTGATGTCACTGGGTTAAGTGTATAAATCGGTGCAGTCCGATCACCAACATAAAATGTTTTGGTCACTACTGCACCTTCTTGTGGGTCTAAATAACTGCAAGAAAAAAACTGTCCAGAGACAGCTTTTAGTATTGTGCTATTCTCGGCCAGTGTTAGCGGCCCCCATTTTACTGTTAACTTGCGTTTGATTGCGACACGGTCTCGATGCAAAAGTCCATTCGCGTCACGTGATGCTTTTGCATCGATATCTTGAATTGCAACTTCTAGGGACTGTGGTGCTTTAACCACTGTCCCACCAATCTTCAGTGAATATGTCAATCGTAATCATCTCCTATAGTCTCAACATGTTTTTACCATTCTTCTGATTTACCGCGTTAATGCCTTTAATAGCAGCATTACCGAACTTCTCATCGCCAACTTGCAACGTCAAGTTCACATTGATTGGTTGATTGTTCATGCTGCCGCCAACATTTGTCATTTGTAATCCCTGTACAATCGCATTAACGATGCTTGTTCCGAGCTCGTTAATGCCGCCACTATTCACACTCTGTGTACTTGTACTACTTGGCTGACTAGCCAGGTTGCTCATATCCATCGACTGAGTTAAAGCTGTGGGCATTTGTAGGCCATCACTGAACGTTTGTCCCATGAAGCTTAGTGCCTGCTTAATCAATTGCATTGACCGTGGAATGTTAGTTAAAGGTAAAACCATTTCCGGCTTATTCTGTTCAGCCACTTCGATCATTTGATGAGCATCAACAAGACCACCATTAGCAAAACGGCGGTGCCCAATCGGTCCACTGTGCAACCAATCAAATTTAGGCGTGCCCCAAATGACTGTATGACCAGCAGCATTGTAATAGTCTGAGTTATTCAGATAAGCCAATACTTGGTCAAATGATGATCTGAAATTATGATGTCCAGGAAAAGCAAATGCATCAAAGGTTGACTTGACATACTGTAGTGGTCCACCTGCAGGATTACCAGCTAACGAGTTCACATCAGTAATTGTCTGCATAATATTTCGATTCCCGGTCTCTGACTTAGCCACTTCAATGATATCGTGTTGCATCTTTGACCACCGCGATTTAGGAACTTTAGTCATCTCGAGTGCGCGACTAATCATTGAATGAGTGATTGCACCACCATTTGGTCCTTCGCTCTCGCCGTATTCTTTGAGAATCTTACCGACCCAACTTTTAGCACTATCAACACTAAAATCCACCATACTTTTAGCAACATCTAGCGGATAGCCACCTAAGCCGGTAAATTTAACAAACTTGTTCATAGCAGCTTTCAATACTTTTTCAGGGTGCGTGACATCGTCCCAGATATCACTTGCCGTATCTTTCACACCATCGGCAAAACTGCCTACACTGTCCCCTATACCACTGAACAAATCACCAAAATTCGGCATGCTAAAGTTGAAACTTGGCAAATTGAAGTTACCAATACTTGAAAAGTCAAAATCAAAGTCTCCAATACCACCGGCATAGTGTGGCACCATTGCTGTTACTTTACGAGCCGTTTGTGCCGCATTGAGAATTTGAGTACCTCTCGGAAGATTGACCATCATATTGCGAACTGCTGGGAAAAGACCTGTTCGTCCATTTGGTAACTTGTATGCTTCACGATACTTATCACCAACCTGATCATTAACGATTGCTGGACCACCTTTATGGCGACCACCAGTTGCAAATGACGGAACACTCCAGTGGCTCAATGACTTTGCTTTGCTGGAGGCGCCTACGTGATTGAGAATCCATTTAATGCCATCGATAACGCCATTAACGGCTTTTCCAATCGTACCAATAATTGCATTAGCAACATCCGCAGAACCCTTTTTTACAGACTTCCAACCAGATGAAAGACCGCCACCAATTTTACCGCCTAAACCACCGGCCCATTTTGCAATTGTTTTACCCGTGCCAGTTCTAAACGAGGCAACCCAATTACCTAACTGAGTACCGGCTCTTAACGCAGCCGTCCTAGAACTCCCCATTCCAGAATTAGTCTTCGAGCCTAAACTTCCAGCCCAACTAGAGACAGTCTTACTTGCGCCAGTTCTAAAGTTATTAACCCATGAACCTAACTTACTACCCGCATTCTTGGCTAATCGTTTGCCATCTTCGACTTTAGTATTAACATTACTACCGATATTTGATGCCCATTTTCGAATACCGACGATTGCACCTTTAGATTTGCTCGTAAACTCAGACGTCCAGTTACCAATCTTTTTACCCGCTTCTTGAGCGGCCTTTTTACCATCAGAAACTTTCTTATGAACACCGTTGCCAATATTCGATGCCCAAGTGTTAACAGTTCTTTTAGCACCGCCAACAAACCCAGTAGTCCAATTACCAATATTCTTTCCTGCTTGTTGGAAATCCTTCTTAGCATTAGTTATATGGGTCCCAACCTTTTTACCAACACTCTTAGCCCAATCGGAGGCTTTACCCGGTAATTTCGATGCCCATTTAAGAATATTCTTACCTGTTTTTGTATCTTTAAGGAACCAGGAAGCAATCGTGCCAACCGGATTAATAATAAAACCAATTATTTTAGTCCAATTTTTAGAGATCCAATCGATTGAATCTCCAAACCATTTGGTTATATTCTTCCACACAGAATTACAAAAATCTCTAAATTTCTTATTATGTTTGTATAGCGCGACGAATCCAGCAACTAATGCCGCGATAGCCAATACCACTAATGCTACTGGATTCGCGTCCATAACTGCATTCAATGCAGCTTGACCAACAGCAGCCAGTTTAGACCACACAGACCAACTCTTGAGCGCCTTCCAACCATCTGCTAATGCAGCAGCATAATCTGACCACTTCATTTTTGCAAGCGACCATAATGTCTTCACACTGCCAACGGCTTCTTCTAACTTATCAATTCCAGTAATACCCTTGAAAAAGTCTCTGAGAACATGCCCTTTACCACCGATAATAACCGCTTTATCAGCTAAATTCCCCAGTAGTCCTATTCCATTGCTTAATCCTGTCATTGTTACTTTGAATGCAAACATAGTTACTAAGACTTTCGCCATTGCTTCAACGGCCGTATGGTGTTTATCTACCCAACTGGAAATCCCACCTAATGCATCTGCTAACTTCTTAAGCATGCCAACGATAACTCCACCAGTCCACTTTGCTAATGGCTTAAGGAACGAATCCCATATCCATTTAAAGGCTGGCTGTGAAGCTTGAATAATGCTGTGAAACAACTTAAGCGCCGCAGCTAATGCATCGAAGAACGTTGGGATTAAATTAGTAATCGTGTATTTGGCCAATGGTAACAGGATATTTTGATATCCCCAATCCAGGCCGTCCCATACATCTTTGACTACTGGTCTAATCGCTTTTAGCAATCCATCAATCGATTGTAGTAAGGGTGTGAAATTAAGCTTAGAAGCCCACTTAATGGTTGCTCCTGTCATGTCGTTTAACGCACCCAACATGTCATTAACCATACCGAGCAGCGTTTTAAAAATAGATGTACCAACGCCACCATGTTGCCAAGCCTTGTCAAATTGGCCGCCAAGTGCACTAACAGTATTAAAGATGTTTGTGAATATCTTGTAGAGATTTGATGCAATTTTCTCACCCGCACCACTATTCCAAGCATTACGAAATGCTACCGCAATGTTATTCAATACTTTGATGACCTCATTCAGCATATTTAAAATCGACTGAATGAGCTTAGTACCGGTATTACCATGGGTCCACGCATTGTCGAACGCTTTAGCAATATCACCAATAATTCGTGCAACATTAGTAGCTAATTTAATCAGGTTCGCAAAAATACGTTCGCCTAAATTGCCGCCATTCCACGCGTTCCGGAAAGAATTCGCAATGTCGTGGATCAGTTTCAATACATTATTCAGCGAATTGAAAATAGTTTGGACTAGCTTAGTACCACGACCGCCACCACCTTCCCATGCTTGTGAGAACGCTTTGGCAATATCACCAATAATTCGTGCAACATTAGTAGCTAATTTAATCAGGTTCGCAAAAATACGTTCGCCTAAATTGCCGCCATTCCACGCGTTCCGGAAAGAATTCGCAATGTCGTGGATCAGTTTCAATACATTATTCAGCGAATTGAAAATAGTTTGGACTAGCTTAGTACCACGACCGCCACCACCTTCCCATGCTTGTGAGAACGCTTTGGCAATATCACCAATAATGTTAAGCATGTCTGCTAACAGCTGTAAGATAGCTTCTACTGTCTTCTGACCAGTGCCGTTGTCCCATACATGCATAAACGATCGTCCAACATCGCTGAGCGCTCGTTCAACCTCTTTCCAAGCGTACTTAGCAGCATCCACTACTGATTTACCCTTGGCGTCCCAAGCTGCCTTCATTGGGTCGAACAGCTCACCTAAAATTTTTTGCAGTTTTTTAGCTGCATCAGTTGCGCTGTTGAATGGCTGACCTAATGGTACGCCGAAATTGACACCATCATCACCAGCTCCAGCATCAGTACCATCCATCGATTGCAGTGGCGTACTTTCCGGTGCGTTTTGTGTTGGCGTTGAATCTGGTGCCGTTTGTGTTTCCTGCGGAGTAAAAGTCTCCTTTGGCTTTTTATCATAAGAGTAGTCTTCATCATCATTGCTCTTATCAAGAACATTCAGTTCATCAAAGCCCATTAAAGACTGCATGAGTTCTTTGTTCTTTTTCTTGGTTGCTTCCATGGAAGCCTGAGAACGTTTATTGGCGGCTTCAATTGCCGCGTTAGCAGCACGAACTTTGGCAGCACCTTGTTTGTTCGACTCCGCAATTTGTCGATTAGCCTCACGAACTGAGGCTGCTTGAGCCTGATTTTGCGCCCGAATTTGAGCATTTGCTTCACGAACTGATTTAGCCTGAGCCGCATTTTGTTTTCGAATCTCTTCGTTTGCCTTCTTAACAGAAGCAGAAGCTTTGCTAGAAGCGGCAGCCGTGTCATTTAGTGCCTTAGATTGCTCATAAAGTCCCTGAGCACCTTGCCGCGCCTTGGAATAGCTCATACCCGTTAGTGCTGATGTGAACTGTGCCAACCATGATGTCGCTTTAGATAATGACGACATTAATGCATTGACAGCCGGAAGTACAAAGTTGTAAATCGGATAGAATGCTGTCAGTAAATTGACCTTGATTTGATTCAGACTACTTGCAAACTGCGCGTTCGTCTTAAATGCTGTCATCATCCCAGTAGCAAGTTGCGTCAAGCCTTGGTACAGCAACCCAAATACGATTAATTGTGATGGGAGGTATCTCAACTGCTGGGCAATGCCGCCCAGGGCCCCGCTGGTCCGTCTAGCACTAGAAGAGGCTTTGTTCATTGAAGAACTACTACTATTTCCAAAATTGCGTATCCGACTTGTTGCACCTTGAATACCGTTGCTAATGCGACTGAACCAATTAGAAGGCCCCTTACCGGAACCTGATGCTTTATTCATTGCGCTACTTGCCGCACTGCCGAAACGATTATACGAACCTGCCGCTCGTGTAGCAGCCGTCCCGGATTCACCCATCTCAGTATTGAGCTTACCAATTACAGATTTAAGTTCGTCACCACGATCAGAAACATAAGCATAGCTCTTGTTCAGACTATCATTGGAATTAATGAGCTTGTTCATCTTATCGCGTGTGCTCATGATGCTCTTTTCAAGTGCCGTGCTTTGCTTGGTCAGCCGGTCGCTGGCACCCATCGTCTTCATAGAATCCTGAACATCACGATAGGAGCCCTGCAACGCCTTTAACTGACGCCGATAGGTTTCAATTTTAACTTCGTTTTGATCCATAGCTTTAGAAATCTGCCGCAGTGAGTCCGGCACCGCTTTAAATTCTTGTCGCATTGATTGGGCTAGAGCTTTAGATTGGTTTTGATAACGCGTCATCTGAGCTTGAGCGGACGCAACCTGATTATCAATTTTAATTCCTTGCGTCCCATTCTGTTGAGCGGTATTCAAGGACGTTTTTTGATTCATTAAGTCACGCATCTTGGCTTGAGCAGCTCGGGCCTGATCCATCTTTGCATTGATATCACTCAGCATGGCCTGTAAGTCCTGTTTTACCTTAACCCGGCTACCGGTAAACATCTTGCCAGCATTCTGGTTGACCTTGCTAGCCCCGGTAGATGTCGAGCTACTCATTCGTTCGAATGCAGTTTTGATAGTCTCGTTCAAACCGGACAACTGGTCTTGCAACTTTTGAACACCTTTAGAAACATCCATCGACTGCTCGGTCTTGTCCATACCGGACTTCGCACTATCAGCGGTCTTCCCCATCAATTTATCAATCATCGGTTGAACCTTGGCAAATTGTTGTTCCATTTGTTCAGTGTTCACTTTGAATAGCAGTTCAATTTCTTCAAGTTCCACGTTGTTTCCCCCTTCCTATGTAGTTTTTTTGAATTTTCGGGCTGTCTTAATCTTTTGCGATTGCTGCATTAGAAGCAACTGGTCCCGTTTCCATTCAGGAACAGAATCCGACGATGTACTAGTCGCTGTTTTGATAAATGGATAAGCCTCTTCAGCCGATGGCATTTTGCTAGGGTCGTTCAAAGCAAATGCCATCATCTCAGCTTGCTTGTGATCCATTACCGCTCTCATTCGCATATCATCTATACGGTTACGATTATTTGCGATTACTTGAACCATGAGTTCACCAAAATCAAGTTCCCAAAAGTGGTCAGAATCAATCCCAGATTGCACGGCCAATGGGTAAATAGCACTTAGCAACTCAGAAACAGTCTGGTAATTATTGCTTAAAGTGTCGTCTCGGTCGTTGGTTCGTTGTCCAGAGTGACTTCCGATTCCGTATTCGTCTTCGAAGCCGAAGCTGTCTTGCCGAAAAAACCAGATTCCTGGAATAAGTCTGTTAGCACTGTAAATAAATCCATTGGGGCATGACCTTCATCAAAATATTTTTCAAAGGCAGCAAAAATGTCGTTATCAGTAACGCCGTGAGTTTGGTTCGAACCTTGCAATACGATAAGCATTTCATTCAATGGTGGCAATTTCATTCCGCCATCCGCACTCATAAAGAGCGACATCATAGATTTACCCAAGCGTTTTTCAATATTCAAAATATCACGGCCTGTTAACTTTAATTCAAGTTGTAATCCACCCATTTCAAACTTCTTAGTTGCTTTCTTTACTGTCATAACGTAGTTCCTCCATTTTTATTATTCGTCTCATATCAGCCTGCTGGCCTACTCGTCTCTTACTCAAGTTAATTATTATCTGGATAAAATGTGACGGTTCTAAGCTCCGGCGCTACTACTGGCCGTTGCAAAGTCCGGTCCGTCCGATACGATAATCGAAATCGTGTATTCAAGTGCTCCGTTGACAGCAACGTTACCCATTTTGACGGTATATGAGCCAGTGAAAGAAGCTGTCATCCCATCAGGATAAGTGACCTTCCATTTATATTGCTTATTGTCACCATTGTGCGTTAAAGCCGTTGCAAAGTTGCTGCCCTTGTACACAAAGGTAAAAGCTAACGTTGATGTATTTTCAATCCCAGGAACTGACTTCTTTTTCGTATCTGATAAATCAGTCACATCAATATTTTCTGGGTCTGAACCCATGTCAGGAACGGTCTTAATACCGCCAATTTCATCAAACTTAGTGCCATCCACTGACATTTCAAGCTTGGTCCCTGTTCCGGCAAGCCCGGCACTAGCGTCTGCAGCAAATCGTTGTAAATCAAATACTGTTAAATTCTTTTTCAATTTCAATCATCCTTTCAACTTTCAAATACGCGGTGACTAGTGTTATCAACAATACCAGTAAATCGTAATACAGTGCGATTCACACCCGCTAAATTGCTATCACCAACATCGCTTGAAAAGCCCATATCACCAAATGATGACATGAGCTTATTCGTGATTGCCGTTGTGCTACCTTCTTTTAAGAAGAGGTCAATTGTGATCGTCCATTCCGTTTGCAACTCTTGCTGATTAGCATCACGAAAATAGGCTTTATGTGCCGTGTTGTATACAGCGATTGGGAACACCGTTAAATTATCTGGGTACGTGGTTGAGACCTGTTTAATTTCCGGTATAGCCGTTAGTGCTTGATACACTACTGACTTCACATTAATAATTACCATCAACTACCCCCTAATTTGTTATGGAGTGCGGCCTCCACACTCTGCTTAATCATCTCTGGTGCCTCACGACTGGCTTGTTTGACGGCGGGGGTTAAAAACTGGCGGGCGGGTTGACCGCTTGTCCGATAGAATGTGTGTCCGTCGATTTCGATTTTAGGCATACCATACAGTTCACTCAGGTCAGTATCAACGTCATCAGCAGGAATGAACCAAGGCGTTTGCCTGTACACTGGTGTAAATCCACCGGGTAAATCTTTTTGCGACTCCTCACCTACTCGTCCAGTACCGAGCTCACGAAATAGCGCTACTGGGTCATCGGACCAGACACGACCGACAATCTTGCCATCACTATCGACAACCTCATATTTAATACTTCGAGCCAACTCACCATTTCCATACTTAACGCTGGATTGAAGTTCTTTGACTGCATAGCCCTCTGCTTTCTCAACAACATCAAAAGTAGCATCCCAGATGGCATCGTGAACCACACTGGGCATTTTTTTGAGCTGAGCTTTCAGCTTATCACTGCCACGCCATTCAACTTCAGCCATCCTATTCGCCTCGTTTACGTTGCTCTAAAGTGATATTTTTATGGGTGCTGAATGTTTGTATCGAATTGATAACGTAATCTGGCTCGCTATCTTTAGTAACATTGACACAAACACCCCAATTTTCTTGTTGACCTTCATTGATCTGATTACCTTGATACTTACCAGATTTAATGTACTTAAGGTCTTTGCCCCAGATTTGCGCATTCACTGAACCGCCAGCAGCTTGAATGTTCATCCTCACTGCAATTGGATTGCTCCATCCCGCCGTAATGACATTACCTTCATCATCGTGGCCTGATTGTTGTTGTCGTAAATAAACAGTTGTCAGGTCTGTTGGTCTAAGGCGCATTAGAATCGCCTCGTTTTCGCGACTCGGTAAGGTGCTAGCGCGGTTTTAATTATGTTAGGTAGTCCCAGTTCAAACGATTGAGAAACGCCGCCTTCTGACCGCGATGCTTCGCCTTCTGTTCCTTGCTCGTTGTACATGATAATGGCAAGCCGTTTTGCCTGAATTAGAATCGGTGTCGAGAGTGAAGACCGGGTATAATCCAAGCACGTTTGAACAGCATCATCAAAGATGTCATCAACCACCGCAGCATCCGGCGTGTCTTTCTTAACACCTAATCGCGTATATAGTCTTGTCAATTGTCCCGCCTTATCTGGTGGGCTTGGTTTAGCCATACGATCATCCTCTATTCTTCGTCGTCTGTTTCTAACTGAGCATTATCGGCAGTTTTCTCGTCCTTCTGCTTATCAAGACAAACAAAAAGCTCATCATTGAACGCGTCTTGCGTAATGCTGAGCTCATCACCTTTTTTATACCGAGTATCTTTATACCGAATTGGGTAATCTTTAACGCGAACCTTCATTATCAATCACCTCTAGGCTAAAACCTGAGCTTGAAATACCTCATCCGCCGCGGCAAACGCTGGAAGCGCAACTGCTGAGGCTTTTTCCCAAGTCCCAATTGGATCATTAGTTTCGGTATAAATCATATCGTAAACATTACCCACAGCGTTAATTTGCGCTGGGCCACTGAATTGTGCTAACTCTTCTGGAGTTGGTCCAAACACTTTATTACCAATCGGGTCATCGTTCATTAAGACAAGTCGATTTTCTGGGAAGTAACGACTCTTGGTAATCTTGCCATCTTTTCCGACTTGGGTATATTTTTGATCATAAGTCCGAAAAATTGGTAAACCTTGTGCCTGCATGAAGGTGTCAAAGTCGGCTTGTCCAAGTGCCCGAGTAGAGTTACCATACACGGCTTGTAGAACTTTGGTATTAGTCGTAATCAATCGATAAATCTTCCGACTAGTTAGCGCCCGGGTTGGTGTAATATCCATCTTATCGCACCAGCGCGTAATATCACCAAGGATATCCGCGTCGCCGTTATCCCATGTAGCAGCTCCAGTCAAAGCTTCCTGATGTTCAGTCGGAACTTGATAATCAAGTTGGACAGCAAGTTTACCACTTTCATCTGGCAAAATAGTCTTACCTGTTGCTAAAACGTCCATAGCGGTCTTTTCAATTCGTGCTAAAACGCCTTGATTGAGCACATCAAAGTCGTTATAAACATGTTGTTGCAAGTAGCTAGCTTCTGCAGGCGTCCGCGGATTGAGCATCGCATACAAATCTTTTTCTTTAATCTGCATCTTGCGCTTAATCAAAGCCAGTTCGATGGCAGCGCCCGAGGCAGACCGACTGCCAATTTCGGCTTCACTATCAAAAGCCGCATAGGATGCAATCACTGGAATTCGATTTTGACGTTTCAAGATATCAACAGTTAGTGAGTTGACTTTGATTGCTGGGAATAGTTCATCACCTTGCATCGCTGGATACTGCCGATTCAATGAAAAATCGATTAAATCATGTTGCGTGAATAAATCTGAAATTTGAGCCATTTGTTTTCTCCTCCTTTAATTAGGCTTGTGATACGGCGGCAGCGTCCGTATCAGTGAAAGTAATCTTCTTTAATGCCGTGATAGCCTCAGCTGTTGGCGCCACTGGTAAGCGTTGGCCAAATAAATAGCCTTCAACAATCACGCCAACCATTTGAGGACCATGTGTAACGTCCACTTCATTAATCGTGACTCCTTCCGCCTTAGCGTCATTAGTTGGATAAATCGTGCCGGCTGGAATAACTTTATGTCCAAAAGCATCCGTCTTCACCGCGTAACTGGTGTCATCAACCTGCCGTGAGAATGATACGAACTTTTCAGATGCCATGAAATTCTTTTGTTCTACTGTTCCTTTATCAAATACATAGGCCATAATCTAGTACCTCCCTATTTTGTCGCCCATAAACTGGACTTTGCTGGCTTTTGCGAGTTATTTAATTTTTCAGCTGCTGTTGCACCTTCAGATTTATTTGCGGATGTATCAGCACCCGGCAATGTGGTCCCACTGCTTGCGATTCGCTTATCGATTGCTTGCTGTAAACTCTCTGTAAATGCCTTGCTCATTGCAGTGTAAGCCGCTTCAATGCCTTTATCATCTGCTAAAACATCATCACCAAAAGCCGCAATCAGTGCTGTCGGCAAATCGTCTGCACCCAGTCGAGCCGTCACTTTGGCTTTATTTTCAACAATAGTTCCATGACGCTGTGATTCAGCAAGTTGCTTGGTTAATTGGTCTTTATCATAGTTGGCCTTTTCCAGGTCAGTCATCTTGTCGTAATCTTTTTGCTGCTGAGCTTCACTAGCCTGTTTTTCATCATGTGTTTTAATTGCCGAAGCAATCAGCTTATCAACACTTGATTGCCAGTCCTTTTCACTAGCAAACGATTTAAACGGCGTATCTGCCTGATTGTCTTGGTCAGAGTCGTCATTGTTGCTATTTTGATTGGCGTCGGTTGTGTTAGGCGTGCTATCAGCCGTCTGATTGCCACCTTCATCCCCGCCAGTTCCATTATCACCGTCAGCAAACATCTGTAAATTCATCTTTAGTTTGAGTAGCTTTTTCATAATTAAATTCCTCCACGCCCACGCATTTCCGATAACTCAGGCCACAAAAAAAGCACCCCGTGCATTACTCTAAGAGCCCCACACATTGTGCTAAATTGACCGTGGCGTCATTATCAGACCCACGCATGCTATTTAGTTTGAGTAGTTTAGAGACGTGCTCAGGTCATCCATGCTAATCCTGATGGAACATTGTCGAAAGGATCATCGTGGCGGTTTGTATTGCTGTTACTTGATCATATTCTTTATTAAGTGCTTCCTCATAACATGTTAGAAATGCATCCGTCATGAGCTTAAAGCCTTGCTCCGTGTCAGCGTCAAACGTCAAGCCCTTCATTGCCATCTCGGTGTAACGCATTAAATCCGAATTATCTTTACTCATCGTGTTCTCCTCGTCGTACTAAAAAACGCCCAATCAAAATGATTGAACGCCCTACATTGCAACAATAACGATATCTTGCCATTGGTCACGGATTTTCTTGCCATCAATTACATAATCAAGAATCTCATCAACGTCGTCAGTATCTTTGAAGTGATAATCAAAATCACCATTATCTTTAGAAATGATACGTTTGCCCTCACTGTCAAAGCCAATGTACCACTCAACATCATTGATTTTGATTTGAACCTCCATACGAACATCTAACGCAAATCGAAGTTGCTCCAAAGACTCTAAGTGATCCGAATCAGCTTTTACTCGTCTTACCACCATCTTTATTCACAATCCTTTCTGCAATCGTTAATTTCCGCCCAGGTTCTTCACGCCGGGGAACAACCTTGCCATTTTTCTTTGTAACGTGTAACCAGGAATGCGCATGTGGCACAATCGTGTGTATTTTGGCATTGCCATGGTCGGTAAAATCAATGTCCAGCCGGGCCTTTCCTGTCTTACCATAATATCTTCGTGTAACTAGTTGTCCATCGACATAACGGTCAAAAACTGAGTTGGCTTCCTGTTGATACGGAACACCGTGCACTTCACCAAAATTGTGTACATTGTTCAACGCAAATTGTTCGCGCCGAACCTCGCGCGCTACTTTCAACAGGTTCTGATAACTATCACTGTCATTATACTTCATCGTTTGAAAATCTTCGAATGTTTCGGGTACGTTATCTCCACCTAAAATCCGTTTGTATTCATCATACTGGGTAGTATCATACCGACGATTGCCAACCCGATTATCTAAACTATCGAAAGCCTGCGGACCATGCTTTAAGATTACTGCCTGGCGCCAATCCTGATAAGTAGCATCCGGCTTCAGCTTGAGCTTTTCACCAGTAATTGGATCATTCGCTGTCCGTTGCATCATGTACTGGCTATCTGACAAATAGATGATTGCGACAGTTCGGCAAAATGGATGTAACGGCGGAAAATTAACATTCACTTCCGCTTCATCTACGTTAAATACACGGCCGTCAATACTACGACAGATTTTTGAAGTCCGCATATCCAGCACGGCAACCAGTTGGTACTTTTTAACCCCGCGTCGTTTCCATTCATTGAGCTTCGTTTGATTATGAAAGTAGTTGGCTTCTGTTCTAATCAATCGTCGCGTATTGTAACTGCTAGTTCCAAACTCCTTAGCTAAAGCTTGTACCATGTCACGCTCACGCATACCACTCATCTGCTGAGCCGTGAATAGTTCACTGAGTCGGTCGGCTAGTTGGTCCGTGTTATGCCAAATTCGTTTAGAGTAGTTCTTGCCTTTAAACGGCGCATCTAATATAGCCTTAACGTACTTCCCTGACAACTCTTTAAACCGTGTTATTGGTTCGTCTGGGTTCACTTTAACTGTTACCATCTCTTTACCCGTTTTAGGGTCAAAGATAGTTCTAGTGTGCATTTTAGGCTGACTATCAGCGCTCACGCCCGGAAGAATGACGTCTTTATCAAAGTCACCTATAATACTCTCGTTAGTTGCCTGATCAAGTGCTTCTTGAATTACCTTGGTATAAAGGTTCGTGGACTTCTCAATCTCAACAGATGCCGCTTGTTTCACCGCAATGTAGCTCTTAGCCTTAAGCTCTTCCAATCTGGTAATACGGCCCTTAGCTGCCATCTGTGATAAGTAGTTAGTCACTTGCTTCTTTGACTCCTTATCACTGACATTATCAGCCAGGGCCTGTAACGTTACTAACTCAGTCGGACTAACATTGGTGTTTAAAATCTGTTGTGCCTCGGCCTCCGTCGCTTTACCGTCCGTAAAATATCGTTTGTATATCTGTGATACCTCACCAGTCAAATAGTTCTGAGCACGCATGTACGCCCTTGCAATGATAGTCGCTTGTTTGGTTGCAGCATCATGTGATTTCTGTTCGCTCTGAACGGCTCGCAGTTGCCAGTAACTTAACTTGCGTTTGTCATCCGCCACTCCTACACCTCCGAGCTTATAAAATCAAATACAGCAAAATTAAAATGCCTGTAATTGGCTTCCATCCAAGCGAAACTAATCCAAGCATTTTAATTATCACGATCACAAATACACCAATCGTTTTAATGATTTTATTCAATTCTGAGTTAATTACCCTTCACCACCACTTGCAAATTCTGAGGATATTGTGCTGAAATATCTTGTAGTCCGTGTAATAAGGTCTCACACAGAACTTTGTTATCAGCACTGGGCTCAATCAATCTAATAAACAAGCCACCATTTTCTTTAATAGTGGCGTTAGATAGCTCATTAGTGATGGCTTGGCCAAGCACCGAAACAGCAGCACAAACTAGGTCATGGCCCTTAATAGCACTATTCGCGTGGCCCGTTATCTGATAACTCACTACCTGCTTTTTGTTTAATTGAAACGTTGCCAGAATCATCCGCAGTTACCTCCTCGTTATCTGTGGCAGGCTCGCCGCCCATAGCTTTCTGCTGTAGCTTGAGTGCTTTCTCCTTTTCCTGATCCAGCATCTTAATTAACTCTTGTGGGTCATTTGTCCCAGGCAACCACCCGAGTGATACCAATTGCGGAATGACACCTTCAGCATTCTTGATATTGCTAATGACATCCGCCATGTTGACTGGAATATCAGGAACAATATTAATTGTCGCTCCGGAGGCATCTACTGACTGGCCTTTAAACGCTAAAATGTTCTGCATCAGTTGTAGACGCTGGCGAATTCCACGTGTTAAGTATCGCTGCTTAGTCGCTAACAATTGGAGTAAACCGAATAGCTTGTATTTCATAGCTTCACCGCTAATCGTCCCTGCAAAGTTTTCGTCATTCATGTTAGGGACGTAAGACGTTTGATGAATGTCATCCTTAATCGACTTAACAAGTACTTGTAGCTGTGATTCGTCAAAGCTCTTGGTCAACCATTCAACGCTAGCACCCTGGTCGCCTTTACCAGGCGCTTCTAGAATACCGTCCTTCAAGTTAGCTCCTTCACCGTCCTCGCCCTCATCTAGGGTAAAGCCATAGACTACCAGCAAGGCATCCACGAAGTTCTTTTTATCGGTGATACGGTCTGACTGTAATTCGTTATAGGCGTTGATTAGGCTAATCGTTTGCTCAAAATCACCTTGACGCTCTTCGTTATTACGATACTCAATCAGCGGGACGCCACTAAAATAGTGTTGAACGGCCTTAGGTTTGCTAACTAAATTAGCATCTGATAACACTCGTCCCGTCTTGGTTCGATACTGAATAATCCAGTGGGCCGTATAGATAGTGATTAGATAACCATCAGCATTACCACGTAGGTCTTTCTTTTCCACGTAGTAAATACCAAACAGTGGATTTTTATCCAGCGTGTCATCCGTTACCAACACGCAGCCACGTGGGTCAATCTTTTCAATGGCTAATTCGGTAGTTGCGTCTGATACCTTCTTGATGTAAAGCAGCTCATACGCACACCCAAACACACTTAGATCTTTCTCCATTTCCGTATTATGTGAATCAATGTCCATCTGGTCTTGAGCGTCCGTAATGGCTTTAATATCCTTACCATTCGCCGGTGAAATGGATACCGGATTACCCGTTGTAAAGCCAGTAATCATGTCAGTAATGTATTTAGCGTGGTTCGTCATGACCTTTTCATCTGCACGATCCAACTTAGCCGCCATCTCAAGATTACGGCTTAAGATGTGCTGATTGCCCTCATAGTAATGTTCCAGCATGTCATAACGGCCAATACGGTCTCGTTGTTGGTCAATAGCATAGTTAATCACTTCGAAGCTAGGATTTTCAATGTTCCCCGCTAACTCACGGTCAATCGCAACATTGGACCCGCGCTTCTTGTTCAAATCATATTGCATCCGCTCACCTCCTATCCTCTTAATCCCTTTGGCTTCTTAATTGTCCGCGCCTTGAGCCGTTCGTGTGTGTTATAGATGGCATACCGTAACGCGTCCATTACGTCATCGTTAAGCTTGACGGGTAAGCCCGTAGTCTCATCCCAGACATACTGATAGATTTCATCTAAGAACGCATCAATCGCTTCTTTGATAACAAAAAAGTGACCTCGCTTCATGCACTTAGCCACCGACTCGATTCCCGATAAAATCGATTTTTTAGCATTGAACGCCTTGAGCCCTTCACGTTGAAAGCGTGCAACGTGTTCGGGCCTCGCACTATCAGCCCAAAACTTAACATTTCGGCCGTAGCGACGCTGAATATCTTTCGCAATCTCTACCCAGTAATCAATCTCTTCAAACTGACGTGTATGTTCTTCAATCAAATAGGTATTGCCAGCTCGATCATCAGCCATAACTACGATTGTTCCTTTATGTTCATAGCCCCAGTCGACTCCCACATAGTAAGTTAAGTTGTCCGGTAACTTCGAACGTGGAATAACCATTGTATCTTTGTTGAAATCACGATAGACCATGCCTTCGCCAGATACCCATAGTCCTAAAATACTGCGATCATAATACATACCGGTTGGTGTACCAGCTTTCTTGCGTTTAACGTACTCACTCGGTAAAAACTTATTATCATCAATCGTAAAATGATAACTAATGATGCCCGCATTAGGATCATCGTTATCGATATAATCCTTTTTCAAGTAATGTGTTGGCACATCTGGGTTGGTATCACAGACAATCCGTGAGTTAGGTGCTGAACATCTATCTAGGATTTCATTGAACACCGTCTCGTTAGCTAGCGAAGCTTCATTAATGTACGCGCCAAAAGAAGTCATACCACGAATCGCACCTAATCCAGCAATTGAACCAGTAAACGTCTGTACGACTTTGACGCCAAATAGTTTGAATGAACCATGCTTGTCAAATTGAAAGTCGATACCATACTTGTTTGTTAACTCCTGAAGCACGTTGTTTTGTAGTGATTTGCTTGAATATCCGGCCAAGATATACATTGGTTCGTCTACTTCTAACTTATCTGCTAGCTTACGAATACGGCGCAACTCCATCAAGAAAACATCGTTATCAATAACAGTCTTACCTGAACGCACCGCACCATAATTTATCAGCAAGCGCCAATCATTACGCCACAATACAGTTCGTAAAACTTCAAGTTGTTTTGGCGTATATAAATCACTTATCATGTTTAGGTTCTCCTTCTACCACAGTATCAATTTTATCTAGTAATCTTGACACCTTGGTTTCAGTATCGTCACCTTTATCAATTAAGATATGTGCCTTGGCCTCCGCAATATCAGCATCAGCTTTGAGCTTGCGGACTTTCTGTTCGTTGACATTGTTGTCATCAGCACAAATCAGCTTAGACAAGCTATCTAATGCCTTTTGCTTATCGTACAGCTTGACCACCAAACCATCCTTACCGCGATGAATATCCTGCACCAGTGACCAATCAATCTGATCACTCGGTTTCAAGTAGATATCAGCAACGTGCTTTTTGACTGGGTTATCATCAGTATCAAGGAACACATTGCCATCGGTGTCTGTCACTAATTCTTCGTGTACCTTGTAATCTAGTACATCACCAAGGCTAGCAAACGCTTGCTTAGCGTACTCGTGAGCGATGTCGTCAATCGTTGCCAGCAACTCGGAACGTTGCTGCTTCTTGAGCTCTGTAAGTTGGTTCTTTATGTTAGGGTTTGCGAGGGTGCGACTACCTTCAACCCTTGCCGTCTCATAACTACATTTATAGGCTTGTTGATACGCCCACGCTGCATTAAATCGTTGTAAATAAAAGAGGCAAAACAGTTTTTGCTTATCTGTAAGCTCACTGTTTGCCTCTAGTTCGTCAATTATTTTAGGTGCAACCTTGGGCGCATCTTTTTTTTGTTTTGGTTGCACTCTTTTAACTGTGGATGCATCCTTTTTCCAACCGTCGCGTGTTCGCCATGATTTTAGCGTTCCAATCGGTACACCATACTTAGCTGAAATATCTTTGTACTTCATTCCGGCCGCGTAATCTTTACCAGCCGCTTTTCGTTTATCCATTACATACCACCACACCTCCGTTAATTGGAATTATATATTGTCATTCGGCTACGACCCAATCGTTAGCCAACATATCAGTTTGACTAGCTAGCCATGGAACACGATCCATGGGTGCATCTGGATTGTTCGTGTGTAAACCAATTGTATCAATATAAACGTACTCATGAGTCATAAATGAATTTTCATCAGGCTTCTGCAATTTAATATAAATACCGTTGCCATTCCATCCCTTACGTGCGACCGCATTTCCATGCTTTAGCTCATTAATTGCTTCTCCAAAATTCATACTTTTTACCTCCGTTTTTAACCCAGTCGAAATCGACGCGTTTGAAATTAATACATAACATGCCGTTTTGGTTGACTTTCAATTAAGACCAATTTATTCTATAGGTGTTCAAGGGTTATCCAGTTAATAACCTTTAGGTCACTGGCGGAAAACAGTGACCTTTTTACTCGAACAATTACGCTTCACAATTATTTTTATCAGGAGGCTACAAAATGAGTTTAGAAGACAAAGCTAAGAACGCCAAAGATAAAGTTAGTGGCAAGGCCAAGGAAGTTGAAGGCAAAGCAACCGGTGACAAAACCCGTGAAGCCCAGGGCAAGGCTGAAGGCTTAGTTGGCAAGGCTAAGGATAAGTTAGCTGATGCCAAAGATACGGCTAAAGATGCTGTTGACAATCTGAAAGATAAATTTGACAAGTAACATTCTTTGAAGGCGTGATCGCCTTCTTTTTTGTATCCAAACTAAAAGCGCCATGCTTATTTGCACGACACTTCTTACCCTTGTACCATCTACCTAGCCGAGAACCAGCCTGTACCCATTCAGGCGGCTCGTACCCATATTTGCTGTGTATCATACATGGCATTGCCGCTACCTCCCTAATTTTATGTATCAAAAAAGCCTGACATAAGTCAGACCCATGTATTGTTGCCTCATAAGATGGCGATCCTGTTATTCAACAATACAATTTTATATCATACTATATCCAACATTATTTGAGTTGCAATACACACTATGTATTTTACTAAAAAGAGCCCAACTAAATGTCAGGCTCCTAAACACAGTTGTTATCAGAAAAACGATTATAGTTTTTGCAACCATGTTTGATTATGTTACCACAGCGCGCATGTTTCCGCATGTAATTTGGTGGCCAGATTAATTGCGCCAATTATGTGATTCATAGTACTATCAAATAGATGTACACTTATTTCATCTTTAACGAAAGGAGAGAGAAATATGTCACATGAAATAGTGAAAGTTCATACGGACAATAGTTTTGACACCGACGAATCTGATATTAAAAAGGTTCAACTATCAGATGGGAGTGAAGAAACCGTTGCGCAAGTGGTCACTTTTATTGATCAAAGCCTTGAATATTATTTCACTTCACGTGAAGGCAATAAAACCGAAGTTGAAACAGTGCATCCCACCTTACCGTGATCCATATATAAGAACTAAAGCAAACCAAACGACTTATGACAATCTACTCAGTTTGCCTAGATTCTAGTTTAAAGAACTCTCACTTTAAGGTGGGGGTTTTTGTTTTAACATTGAAATCATAGTGAGCTAATGTCTGACCATCAGCCAAATTTTCATTTGATCTGTTAATTGATACCAAATGACCATGTAAAATCTCATTTACTAGTTGTTCAATAATTTTAAACATAACCGATTCCTCCTTAATTTTAATTTAACAATATCGCCGGTAGGACTCGAACCTACATCCCATTGTGGCTTACCAATTAGCCCACAGCGATACTCGCATTTAACGGCCGACGTCAAACACGAAGACTATACCAGCGGCAGAGAGGAGCGCATCACCCCTTATAAATCCGCTGGCAACGTAGCCTGCTGGACTCGAACCAGCGACAATCTGATTAACAGTCAGGCGCTCTACCAACTGAGCTAAGGCCACAATAATAATCAATTAGAGCTATCAGAAAAACGTTTATTTGTCGCCCTAACCAATTATCGATAATACTAATTTACCACCAATTTATTGCTATGAAGTCCGGCTTGAGTTCGGAAAAAGTTCGGTTAAAGTCCGGTCTGAGTCCGGTTTTGATAAATATTCAGGTCTTCTAGGTAATAGCTCTGTGCAAACTGCAGCATTGCCAATGGCTTCCAGCGATCAAAATACTGAGTCTTGCTGTAGCCAATATCCATGTAGCACATCGTGTCACTGTATCCTTGCAGATATAGCCGATCTAATATCTCCTGGCACTCATGATCACAGCGAGCCATGGCCTGAATAGTCTGTCGGACAATCTGCTCTGCATACAGGCGGCGTGTAATTCGATCCTCGGCCGAATTACCAGCTGGGGCCGACTTAGGCATGCCATCCATGCTAGGCGATTTTAAATCAGCGACCGAATGGCCGGACGCCCGAACTGCTTGCGGTAACTTCTTATCCAGGAACCGCCGCACCTGTTTAATTGTTTTCTCTTGGTCAATTGGTGGAAAAATTTCATCTGAAATAACTTGCTGTTCGCCCATCATGCGCCCCTCCGCTTTCGTATGCTATAATTAATTTTGTAGGAATCAATCATAGCGCGGTCAGCAATGATGGCGCTTTTTTATTTATCTTCATATGCCATAGGATCGATTTTCAAAGCCAGACGGTAATAGTTTTCTGCTACTCTGGATTGCTGGTACATGTAAGCATCCGTGTCATTACCCCCGCTAGCCTTCCAATCCAGCATCCGCTGATTCAAGTCCGTCAAAAGTTCAAATGGCAGTTTAGGCGCCAATAATTCAATAATTTCAATCGGCAACATTACCGGTCACTCCTGTCCTAAATGGTGGTATTATTTATTATTGTCAAAATACATGCTCTATTGTAAAATAACGAAGGACTTACTTTAACGAAGTCCCCCCATCCTCACGTCAACCTTCATTGATGTGAGGGCTTTTTTATATGTTATACTAACAACGGTCATTCGAGTGGTCCTGTGACTGGTCGCCTTAACAGGCGGCTTTTTGTTTACAAATAATTTACATATTTGATATTCAGTATTTACATTCCTTTGTTATTCTTTAAGTGAAATCAAGACAGGAGGAATGATTTATGACATTTTGGCTCGATGAGATTAGAAAAACTTCAAGATTCACTTGGATTTTTGGACTGATAATGCTTATCATAATTTCAACCGCCATTCTGTTATCATAATTTCTTCTCATATCTTATTTCTAATACCTCATTGACCCTAACTTTTGGGAGAGCAAGATTAATAGTTTTGCTCTCTTTTTTATTGATCAACTATCTTACTACCGCGATTACTCAGCTCCACAACATCATCTATAAAGTCCCGGCCAATTTGTGCTTGTTGCTCAGTTGTCAGTGCCGCGTTCATTTCCAGGTTGGCAACCGCGGCTTTTACTTGGATTGCTTTGGCATATTCGGCGTCAGACATTTTCAATCCTCCCCGAACGCTTCAAACGCCCGCTTTCGTTCCTCGTTAGTTGGTTTCTTGACGATTATCATGATTAATCCTCTGGAATTAAATCAACATAGTCACCTTTAAACTTTGCATGGGAATAATCAATGCCGTGCTTATCAAGATACTTTTTGATGTCCGGGATTGTGTCATAAGCATCCGGCTTCTCTGGATTATCTGACCGGGTAAACATCTTGGAAAAATCATCATCACTGTTTTCAGGTGCATGACTAATAAATTCTCGATTAGCTTTGTAGTAAAACCCATTTGCATCTTTTTCCCCACGAGTACCGGTTGCATACGCTAGAAATAATCTAATTCCACAGCCAGGACAACTCCAGTGGTTAAAGCCAAACTTAACATGTGTCACTTTATCGTAGCCACACTGTGGACAAATAAATTCAGCTTTGACCATCTCACCATTTTTGGGCATACTTGCCGGAATGAACTCAGACTCGGTATTAGCATCCTTAACTAGTCCATTTGAATCTTCCGGAGTAAACATATGTTTTTCTTCACGACCAGTGCTCAATTCATCATCACGGCCCGTAGCCAGCTGATGTGACTTAAAAACTTCCTCAAAGCTCAATTCACGAGTTGCTTCAACTGTTACGGTCAAATCATTGTTTTCAATCTTTAATTTCATAATTACTTTCCGTCCTCTTTGGTTGGCTTTTTATTTGCTTCGGCGTGTTCCTTCATGCGCCGGCGCTTCCGTTTAATCGTTGAACATTTCTTAGTGTGTTTAGGCATCTTTGTCCTCCGTAACTTCCTCTATCTCTACTCGCGGATTTCGTTTATCAACTGCAAATTCGTCCTGAAATCCCGTGATATGCTTGCGGTTGTCATTACCTAGGAGCCCAGCTTTCATGAAGCCGTCAAGCACAAACTTTTTAGCAAACGCGATATTGTCCGCATCTTTTCGGTTGTTCTTTGTGTACCACGTAAATTTAAGCTTGCAAGGCCAACTGAATTCAACTCCGGAATTCCGACTTGCTCGCGCATATACACTACATAAGGCCGTGTACCGCTTCTTTAGTTTAGCTGCGGCGTATCTGTTGGCCCGTTCAGCCTTGATGTACTCATTTAAGCTAGGTAGTTCGCCCTTAATCACGACTTTGCTCATACTTTCGGCACCCGGCTAATGTAATAGCCATTAACGACCCCGTTAGACATACTGGCCTGTCTAATCGAAAACTCTGGAGCATCAATCCTCTTACATAATCGCGCCAGTGTTTGATAGGCGATTACTTCATCAGGATTGTTATACTTCTCAGCACGCCAGTAATCGTTAGTCAGTGGCAGGCTGTATTTATGGACTAAATCCTTTACCCGATTTAATTCAATTGCCGTACTATCAGCTAGTTCTCTAAGCGTATGTTTGCCATGCTTATGTGCTTGCCGAATGGCTTTAATATCTTCACGTTCTCCCTGCTTCGGATCTTGTTTCATACTGGCTAGGTAGGCCGCATCACTGCTTACCTTAGTTCCAGGCTTCACAAGTCTAACTGGAAACGGCCATTCACCAGATTTGTAGTTATGTTGCGCGAGCTTAAACATTTCCGGTTCGGGCCCGATTGCTAGTGGGTGATCGATATCGGGTAGATCAGCGTTAATTACTAGCACCTGTGTTTCAGTCATGCGCTCACCTCCGTTTGCAATCCTTGTCTAGCTTGCTCTAAATCAATAAAATACTCGGCTGGCTTACCCCAACATTGGGTCAAATCAAAATTTAAGCCATCCCGCTGATATTCAATAATTAAAACCTCGAGTGCAAATAGCTTGTACTCATGAGCGCACACTTCATCTTGCGCGCTACCGCCAGCCTTTAAATGCCGTTTCATACGCTGCTTAGTCCAATGCAACGCGGCCGGTTCATAGGCATGGTTAGCGGCTAAATTGACTAATTGATTACCCCAATTCATTTAGCTTCCTCCTGACTGTTCATGAGCGCTAGAAAATCATCGTCACTCATATCGTCCTGCTGGTTATCACTTGAATTTGGCTTAGAATCCGCCTGAGAAGCGCCGTTTTGCATCCACTTTGGCGTAACTTCTTTACGGCGTGGTTTTGAATAGCCACTAGGTTTTCTTTCGCTCTTCATGCGGTCGTCATGATTAGCAGCAGCCTTTTTAGCCTGCTCTAACGTCGTAATATTTCGTTTCTTCCAACCCGCAACAATTGCACGAACGTATTTCAAACATGCATTAGATCCAATCTGATGTTCTCCAGCAACCCAAATTGCATAGGCAATCACCTCAGGCTTGAACTCTTCCAGCCATTCATCAATCTCAGGTCGGGCAATACCATTTGGAAATCCCCACAGGTTGGTCCAATCGTTAATGACCTGCTCGCGCGTGACACCCGCGTCATCATCATAAGAGTCAGTATCAGTCAAGTCAGGGTCAGTACTAGTAAGTTCTTTATGTTCTACTGGTTGACCTCCACCTTGCCCAACCGGTTGACCTACTTTATCTAAACCAGTTGGCCTACTTTTATGACTTGTAGTTGGGTTACTGGTTGGGTAACCAGCTGACCTACTATATAAATTAATAATGCGATATTCAGGCGGTTTCACATTTTTCTTGCCTCTAACGTATTTAATTAGTCCTAGTTGCACTAATGAGTTGCGTGCTTTATCGAGGCCGGGTTCGGATAGTCCTGTCAGACTGAGTAATGCCGAATTTTTCATGCGAAACTGAACGTCCAACTTGCCTTCATCGTTCGCATAGTCTAATAACTCGCGATACAGATTATTTTGGCCGTTAGAGACACTCGCTTCATACATTTTAAAATTGCGGTACGCTCGTCGTTGTTTGAAGTAATCCAAATTCGTCCCTCCTTTTTAACTTTCCTTATAAAGGAAAGTTATATATAATTAATATGTTGTTTAAATTCCTATTATTTAAGGAGTGGTCGCTTTGGCCAAATTTTTGAACAATGCTGATCTTAAATAGTTAAACTCACAAACACCTTCAACTCACAAGCCAATGTGATATGATACGTGACGGCTAACACTAGCACCAAATAGTTCATCAATTGCCAATTTATGAGGATCAATTTCAGCATCGTCACTGCAAGATTCCTTTTGGGTCGAACCTTAAGCAGAGTCTGCACTTCTGAGAGAACTTGAGCGGTAAATTGGATGGACTTTTGATTTCTATTTTCTTGAGTTATGCTAATGGCAACCAGCATGGACCGACACACCGAATGTTGTCATAGGCTGTAATAGGCAACCTTGCAAGTTTTAATGTGTCTCTCTATCAAGCGGATCTCCTATTGATTGCTTGATAGAGATTTTTTTATCATTTCATTCATATCAATATCAGGGAAAGCTGTCTTTAAACTTCTTAAAAATTTAACAGATGGCTCGCTAAATGAATCTTCTATCTTTACATAATGCGAATATGAATATCCTAATAAAACAGCCATTTGCTTTTGAGTAAGATTCTTTTTTTCTCGGTATCTTTTTAAATAACTCATCTCGCACCTCCTGTCCTTATTAATGGGCCTCTCACCCGCTCGGTGGATTCAGTCACTGCTGTTCAAGCCAATTCTGTTTAATCAATCCATGAGTAAGTCGTCTGCACTAACGACACTCTCTAACTTTTTGGTACTACGACAATAAGCACAATGTCCGCATTGGATAGGATCTGCTTCGCCTTTAATGACATCTTGAATATGCTGTTGAGATTCCAATACCTGGTCCATAGCATTAGTAAGTCGGTACTCCGGTAAATCAATAGCCTGCTTGTCTGGTGGATCCTGTTTGCTTACTGCCACGATATACGGTTTGCACGTCACGCCAAATTGCTGCTTAATCAACTCTTGATAGACTGCCATCTGAAGTGGGTAGTTATACGCATATACAAACGATTCTTTCTCACGAGTTTCTGGATTCCAATACACCTTGTATATGTCAGCGGTCGTCTTTAGATCAACGAAGTAGCCTTGTTTCAAGTTGAGGCAATCAATCTTGCCCTTCCAGGGATAACCACCGATTTCACCAGCAACAATTACTTCCTTATCGCCTTGATATAGTAAATTGAAGTCATGATCATTAGTAAGCGACTGAATCATAGCATTAGCGACCTTAAAATCACTCTTTAGTTGCCCTTTAGTAGGGCCGCGTTTTGAAATTGATTCTGGATGCTCACCTTTAAACTTTTCGTGTGCTTGCTTGCTTTCAAAATAACTATGAAGCCAATTGCCAACTACTAAGGCCTTAGCGTCACGGACAGGTTGCCATTTACCAGTAAGCTCGGCTAACGCTTCTGCTTCACAGGCTAAAAACTTCTTGAACCATGTTGCTGACATAAATGATTGATCTGTCCAGCGATCGTAATAGTTAGCTGGCGTCAAGGTCTCCGAGGTTGTCGAAGAGGTTTTGCTGGTCGATTTCGTCTTTGACAGGTTCTTGATCATTGCTTGATGCCTCCTTTACAGCCGTTCTAACGGGTTCTTTAGCTGGTTCGGCAGATTCTACCTTCTCGGCTTTATTCTCTGCTACGTCAGCTACTAGTGACCGCTTAGTCGGTGTTACATCCTTCGGATTATCATTTTCGTACTCGGAACTCGTCGTGTCGTTAACTGCTTGCACAAACAGGTCGTTGTCGGAACTAGAATTAATGTAGAACTTGGCTGCTCGATTAATTACAGTTCGTTTAGCCATTTCCTCCGGAAACTCATTTTGAACCTTCTTCGTCTTAGCATGGCTCCAACTGGTGTCGATGTCCTTCTTTGTCATAACCGTGTATGTCCGGTTGCCGTTCAGATCTTCGACCCATGCGAATGCCCCAATGATTGGCTTGTCTAGGTTCTCAAAGCTTGGCTCGAACTCTTTAACCACCAATACTCCATTTTCACCACCAATCTTGAACGTGTCGTCTTTGTGGACAACCTGTGCCTGAATATCCTTAACGTTTGAAAGACGCTTTACAACGCTAATTGAGCCAAAATAGGAGCGCTGCATGACTAACTGGTTGCCATAAGGAATGAAATAGCATTGGTTTTTAGCTGGGCTCAATCCTTGAATTGCCATGTTCATCAACGCCTTGATAACTGATCCTTGGTCACACTTATCAAGTAATGGTTGGCCCTTAGACGTATCACTCAAAATCAAGTAAGCACTGTTTAATGCATTCCCTACTGAATAATCAGGTGGTAATGACAAGCCTTCATTATTCTTCATATCCTCAATATTGTTATTAACCATCGTAACTAACTCATTACTCATGCTTATTCCTCCTCTGATACCCAGTAATAGCCCAGACGTGTCATCATCGTGTCCGTGTCGATGTGTGCCAGTAGCTCGTCCCATAGACGGGACTGACCAAACACATCAATCAACCATTGCCAATTTGGCTCCTCACCTTGATCTGGATATAACACGCTCACGTCAGTCGAACCGAAAGTGACGATACAAATGGCGCTTAACATATCGGCCTGCATATCAGTCGCCCACTGCTTAAAGTCATTGTTATCGATGTAATCTTGAAACAACTGTGCCTTGCCGAACTCGTCACCATCGTAGCAATAGTTATCTGCGTCAAGTACCCAGTCGCGTGAGTCGTTACGTTGCTGCCAATGCTCGTTTAAATCTGCCTGTGCTGGCATCATTTTGCCCACCTCCGTGTCAAGCGTTGCCTTAGTGACTGTTTCGGAGTACAATAAAAATCGAAAATAAATTTATTAAGCGTCTTTGCTGCACGGGTACTTCCAATACTCGAGCAGCTTTTTTCGTACTCAAATTTAGGCTTTGGCGATACTTTGCGTACTTCCAATTCGTTCGACCTCCTTAAATGTGCCAAAAACATTATTCAATTCTTCAATTGTGATCTGTTTGTAAAGCACGTTTCCGATCCGGAATGTAAATTTCATCGTCTTCATCTCCTTAAATTCCAAACCAACTAGCAACTTCATGACGCTTGAACCACAATGCAGTTAACGCGCAGCCTACTAATGCTCCTTCAATCATTGCTATTTCCTCCTAGCCATTTTCTTGATTGACTTTATCGATTACTTCCTGCAATTTATCCATTGGGATACCGGCATACTCAGCTTTCTTAGCCAAATCGGTTATCTCGGCGCTGATCTCTTCCGCGTATTCACGTGGATAACGTTCAATGACTAGCTGCTGCGCTGGTGTCCGATCATTTGGGTTAATCGCAATAGCGTTCTCAAACTCGGCTTCCATTGCCTCTCGTTCTTGCTGCTCTTTCTTCTGACGCATTAGGGCTGAGAACATATCACCCTTTAGACGCCTGTCATTCTGAAATGACAGCACTCCGAAATTCTCACGAGCACCAGAATAATTAAGCCAAAAATCGTTAATTACATTTGCTAACAACTTCCTAATTTGTGGATCAGTGCTTCTTGATCCACTCTTCAACCGGGACAATTGTCCGGGAGAAACATGCGTCCTATCTGCAATCTGCTGCTGTGTTAGTGTTTTATTTTTACCTAATGCCAATGACAATTGCTCTGCAAACTTGTTCTTCATACCTACACCTCTGTATTTTGGAAAGGGCTTTATATAGCCTTTCCATGTAATTCACTTATAATTTAAATTAATCGGGATGATCTAATAGGTAATCGATCATCTCAGCTGCTGGAATCTGCCAGCCGTTATGGGTATTCACATAATCAATGAAGCCACCCTGTTCAATGTCCAAATCATGACGATGCTTGGTTAAATATCGTGAGGCTCGTTCGGTTGATTTAGTTCCGTATTTATACTTGGCCAAATCTTTAAGCTTCCAAGTACGAATACCACGTTGTGCTTGCTTCCAGGCTTGGAACTTCTCGTATTCTTCTTCGCTAATGAATTGGAATCCCTTTGGAGCCTCATGCCGAATCAATATCGTATCTGACATGTTCGCACCTCCTAATATGAAACTGACATAAGTTGGCTAGCTTGCTCGTTATACTCGGCCGTTACTGCTCGAAATTCAGCATCTAGTGCTTTATCGCTTAGTGCCTCAAACATTACTCTTGGTGTTTCTGGTTTAACCTTTGCTAGTGCATTGATTAATGTAGTTCGTGATAGATGTGTCATTTTGTTTCCTCCGTTCTTTGAAAATTAAATATTTGCTTTTAGTAACTCGAATATTCGACGCGCTTCATCAATGTTGCTCTCGTTAATTTGATAAACATTAGACACACCTAAATGGAACCTTTGGACCATTTCGTGCAACTTCTCTTGCATAACTTCCATTACTCGGTCACCTCCACTGATAATTCATCTGTGGAAACTCCCAATGCACGGGCAAGCTTTTTCGCCGTCTCGTATGTCAAATTAGTACCTGACTCAATTGCGCTGATCGTCGTTTGCGGTACTCCACTTTTATCAGCTAGTGCTGATTGGCTGAGTCCCAGTTTCTGCCGCAATTCTCGAATCCTTAATGTGTAAGTCATTTGGTATCTCCTTTCCAGCCACTAATATATTGGTAACTTGGCCATATAATAACCAATATATCGTTACATGTCAACAATATATTGGTAAATATTTTTGTTATTTACTTTAGAATGAACTTAACAATATATCGTTAGGAGCTCATAACATGAAAACCGATGGAGAATTTGTTTCCGAACATTTAATGGAATTAATAACTCAACAGAACTTAACTATTAATCGTGTTGCAACATTAGCTGGGCTGAACCAGTCGACTGTAAACGCGATGTTTGAAGGGAGAAGTAAGCGTCCAACAATTACTACAATCCGTAAGGTATGTGGCACCCTCGGTATCAGCGTTCACGACTTCTTCGACTTCCCACCTTACAACGAGGTGGAAAAATAGTTTCCATAGACTTCTCACTTAAAAAGGTGGTTAAAAAATGTTAACAGCTACGATTCATTTTTTAGATGGTGAAACACTAACGCTAAACGTACATGACTTTGTTTGGGGTATTCGCACTGCGCCAATTAATGATCGTCCTAAAAAAATTTCTAAAAAGAACTGGGAAAAGATAACGTACGATTTTCCTAACAAAGACGAAATTAATGGTCCGTTTGAACTGAACGAACATATTAAGCTAGGATTAGTGCCAAGTATCACCAAACTTCTAAACAACTACACTTTCTTTTTCACTGATGATGACCCTGGCACCGTGTTTGCCAGCTCCAAAGTGGTAAAGATTGTCAGTCATTAACGTTTAATCCGAAGAGTTGCTATTTGCGATAGCGGCTCTTTTACTTTTCATTGGTTTCATTTTGATGTTTCCTTTTTATGACTAATAGTCATATCGTTTCCACGCAAAAGATCATCAACAGATACGTTTAACGCGTCCGACAATTTTAGAATGGTATCAGTAGACCCCTTTCGTCTGCCATTTTCCATTGATTGGACCATTGCTACAGAAACTTTTGCATGTCTTGCTAACTCTTCTTGGGTTAAATTCATTGCTTCTCTATAATATTTAAGTTTCAAAATCACCGCTCCCTTCATGTACTAATAGTACTATGCCTATTTGTACAAGTCAAGTCTTTTTGTACAAATAAAATAAAAGGTCTATCCTTTACTATCTGTACAAGCTAAAATACTAATTGTGGAGGTTATCATACATGACTATTGGAAAAAGAATAGCAAACTTAAGAAAACAAAAATCTTTAACCCAGCCCATGCTGGCTGACGCAATGAATGTTAGCCAAAGCACCATTGCAAGTTGGGAAAGTGATAGAAGATCTGTTAGTAACGATGACTTAATAAAGCTATCAGATTACTTTGGAGTAACAACTGACTACTTGCTTGGAAAAAATGGCACACCAAAATGGGCCAACGAGAAAGATACTAAAGACCTACAAGATTTTTTAGATGCAAATGAGGGTTCGATGACCTATGGGGGTGAAGATCTTACCGAAGAGGAAAAACAACAAGTGCGTGTGGCTATGGCAACAATTTTCTGGAAACGCCACAAGCATGATTAGGAGTTGTACTTATGGATAGAGTAAAAGATATTGTTAAAACTATTGTCAATCGTTATAACACAGCAGATCCGTTTGTAATCGCGGAAAAGCTTAACATACAAGTGGAATGGTGTGATTTTGGGGCAATGCCTCTTGGTAAAAATGCTTATGACAACCAAGAGCCTATCATACTACTCAATAATTCTATTAAACACACGCCTACACAGTATTTCATACTCGCCCATGAGCTGGGACACGTTATATTCCATGAGGGGCTGATTGGGTACTACACTTCCGTTAAACATGGACATTCTAAGTTTGAACGTGAAGCTGATGAGTTCTCAGTTGGATTGATGGGAATGTTGTTTATTGAGGAAAATGGTCATATTCCCTATTCATATAGAGAACTGTCCTATCAATACGGGGTACCATTCAACGGAGATTAATATAAATTAATTTGGAGGAATTATGGAAACTTTTGCCGAGATAATGTTCTTCATCTCATTGTTAATATTTATATATTTTATATATCGGGGAATTCTCAAACTTATTAAAGGCGGCGCCTCAAAACAATCTTTTAAATATGGCTTGATTGCTCTTGCTGCATCTTTTCTGTTTGTTATTGTAGGATTAATAGCTAATCCGGTTAAAAATATATCAAGTAGTAAGAATACGATAGCAAGCTCGAGAAAAATCAGTACATCAAAAAAGAACTCTCAGATTAAAAACACTAATAAAAGCTCTAGCAAAAAGCATTCAAGCAAATCAAGCAGTAAAAGAAATAAATCGAAGAATCCTGATTCAAAAAAATCAAGCAACATCAAAAAGAAGGCTTCCGAGAATAATAGTGACACTAAGAAGACTGTAGCCCAAAAATCTTCAATCAAAAATAACGCTAGTACTAAAAAGGCAAAGAAAAAACAATACAGTTTTAATAAAATCAAGCTCGGCATGACAAAGTCACAAGTGATTTCCATTATGGGGAAGCCTACAGACGAGAGCTTAAGTACGCTTATGTACGGATCTGATGACTTAGATTTTGAAAATGATAAATTATTTGATGGATCTCCTGATAAAATTCATAAAGCCGCTATAACAAAAGACAAGGTTGAAGCAAAAGAATCTAGCAGGAAGAGATTAAACGAAAGCGAACTCCAATCATTTGCTAAAGTTTTTGGACAAAAAGACGTCGAAACGTTACAAAAATACGTTGGCTCTGCATATTCATCTATAGAAACTTCACAAGGAATGGCTTATGGGTGGAAAACTGATCACGGTATGCTTTACAGATTAGATGATAGTAGCACTGGTATCACTCATGTATACAAAGATGGCCTTGGAGACTCTGGTACACAACTGTACGTCGGTCAGACCATCAAACAAAAACAACGTAGAAATTATTATTACTATAACTAGGAGGAAGATATGTCTATTATTCTCACATGGTTAATAATTATTATCGCTATTATGTACTGGATTTTAAATAAGTTCGTTAAATTCATGACAGCGGGACATCTCAAACTAAAAGATTTAATTCGTGCAGGCCTTTGGTCAATGATTGTAATTTTCATCTGGAAAAAGTTACACCCAAATGAAGATATACCGGACCGCTTTAACTCAGAAATTAATAAGTATAAGGAACTTCTCGCACAGACACAAAAAAATCACGATAGAAATTAATATTGCTATAGACCAGATAGGAAGTCATTAAAAGCTAGGAGTTGGGATTACTTATAATTCGGGAAAATTATTGTTATTGGGGAATAACATATTTTGGAGGAATTGTTTTGGAAAACTTTTGCGCAGTTATGTTTTTTATCTCATTGATTGCAATAGTATATTTTGCGATTCGTTGGACTATCAATCACTTTATAAAAAATGGTGTTAACAAGCCATACAAAAAATATACCTTTATTTCGCTTATAGCAGCCGTTCTATTTCTAACAGTAGGAACCATAGCCTCACCAACTCATCGATCAAGTGCTGATCAGACAAGCACTTCTAGCAGGATATCTTCTAAGCACAAAAAGGAAAATGCTTCCAATGAGTCAAAAAGAAAGTCTAGCATCAGCAAAGCTAACTCTATTAAAGAAAAGGAGTCATCTGAGAGCGCCCTATCGAGTAGCAAAGAAGAATCTGCAAGTATTGCTGCCTCCAAGTCTGAATCCAAAGAAAATTCAGAGAGTATGGCTAGTTCTGAATCCGAAGCAAGCAAAAAGCAGTCTGAGGCAGAAAGCTCTTCAATAGCTAAAGCCAGTTCAGAATCATTAGCTGCTAGCACGTCATCCGCTAAAAAAGCGAGCGAAACAAGTACTACAGACAATGCTTCTTATACACAGAACGGTGATTGGACTACTGCTGCTTCTGGCATGGTTTTTGTTTCAGACTCCAATAAGTACTACACCAGCGTTAAGAATCCAGGTAATTACCAATATATGACCCAGAGCGCTGCTGATAATTCCGGCGCCAAGCCAGCACCACGGGGCAATCAATACGCAAGACCCTAACAGGTCCAAGCCCTCGTTAGGGCTTTCACGCGAGCGTAGTTCAACGGTAGAACAGTTATTTACACGCTTCTCACAGGTCTCAAGTCCTATATTTATGCAAGTTCGACTCCTGCCGCTCGCATTAACATAAAAAAATACATTCTCCCTCACCACGAAAGAGAATGTACCTCAAGGGGCATGTACGAAACATGCTTAAAAACATTATAGATCTTAAAATCGTATTTGCAAGTTTTTTTGCGAGCGTAGTTCAACGGTAGAATGGTTCCTTTAATTCAAATATAGCCTACCTTCCAATGCAGGTTCGACTCCTGCCGCTCGCATAAAGGTTCTTAACTCAATCAAACATAGGAGAATCACCAATGTTCAATTCTTTAACTTATTTTTTAAAAAGCCTGTGCTCCATTAAATGGAGCACTGAGCTATTATTTGTGGCAATTATATCAGTATTAGTTGCATATTTTCTCTATAAAAAGCTTCATCACTAATTGATTACAAACGTGGGTGTAGTTCAACGGCAGAACGGCAACTTCTTATGGGATACCCTTCCCTTATTTCTTATTGCCATGCGGGTTCAACTCCTGCCACTCACATTGACCAGTCAGGATGTCATTAAAAGCTAGAATATATTTTCAGGAGGATATTTAA